GTGGCATAGCTGCCGCAATTTCTTCTCTTGACCTTCTACCATTATCAGTTAATTGGTCAATACTACCTACATTGTACGCAAAACTAGTTAATGCTTGCCTTTCAGCAGGAGTCCAGTTATACGTACTATCATAACTGTCAACATTTGATTCATATCTTCCGAGCTGTCCTTGTAACATTGTTCTTGCTTCTGCTTCACTAACTCTTATGTTAGGTGGCGAATTTCTATTCCTACTACCGGCATATGATCCATACCCAATAGACCATTGACTATGATCCCAGTATGGAGTTGCGCTAAACCCTTCGTATTGTGCAATTAAATCAACAGTGTTTGTCATATTACTTCATCTTATCTATGTTTGTGCGTTTAGGTACATATATTTTTTTACCTGCTACAAAATCATTTATTGGATCTAGTATAGCATCAGGGTTTCTTTTTGCAAATATCCACCAATACTTAGCAGTGCCATATTTTTCAAAACTGTATAAGTCAGGTCTTTGATCAAACTCTTGTGGTATGGCGACATACTCATCTAGTGGATCTCTGAAAAGTACTCTAGGTTTTTGAATATCTAAAACTCTACTGAATAGGACACTAGTCTTACTCCATGGGGAATGTGATTTATACATAACCATCTCCTTTCATTGAGCCACTTAAATATCTATCAAGTGTAAATTTTTCTCTTACACTCTTGGGAGAATATGTTGTAGTCAAACTCATAACAAAGTTACTGATTACAGGCAATCTGAAATCGTCTACTTCGATATAATCAACATCTGCATCCAAGTTATATGTAAAGTCACGTACTAATACAGGAACGTTTGTATATACGCCATGTGCTGTGAATCTTAGTACAGGCGGTGGGAGTCCTTTGTTGGGATCGTTCTTACCGAAATTCATTTTCATCGAACCACGAAAGAAATTCATACCTTTCATAATATGTCTTGCTTGCTCTTCATTCTCAATAACAATAGGTGCCGCAATAGTTAGTTCAGCATTCGCTGCCATATCAAATGCTCGTTGTTGAAAGTTAGAATGTGTCAAATCATATGAACTATAGTTAGAACTTGCGATACTAGTCACAGTAGGCGTGTATGGGAAATTGAATTCTCTCATACCGCTAGGTGCTAATCTACCGCTCGGATCCGTAATGAATACGTTTTGTCTTGTTGCATATGGATTATTCATCATAATCTCCTAGTTTGTGTTATCAGTATTTATCGTTGTATAATATACGAATATAATAAAGTACTTGACATTGATAATTTTAAGTAGTATAATAGTAGTAATTATTAGGAGATTACCATGGCCCGTAGAGGACAAAATTATTTAAACAACAGAGATATGCTCAAGCAGATTCATATTTCTAAGTCAAATTTCTCATGGTTTGAAGACCGTGAAAAGCATCATCAGTTTGATGTTATTATTGATAACGTTGCTGGAGAACTAGACGTTGCGGCTGAAATCCGTGAACTAGAAGCAACAGCACGTGAAAACCGTGCAAATCGTATTCAAAAAGAAGCATGGGATTTGAATACAGATAAAAAAATGAAACAAGCAAACTTTGCAGTTGATCATGATTCATTTGCACAAGACGAACTAGTGTTTCGTGTTATGACTTTTGAACACATTCCAGATGAACCTGGACGTAAAGCAAATCCAAAGACAGTAGCAGATCACAAAGTTAAACTTCCGTTTCCTCCATTCAAACAATACATTATTGATGGAAATGATATCCGTGAAGTTGGTATCTCACATCACAACAAAGATAAAGAGTTTGATATCGTTACTGGTCGTGTAACAGCAACACTTGCAAACATGTACATCAAACTAGTAGAACGTTATTCACAACGTGCTAACTGGCGTGGATACACATACATTGATGAAATGCGTGGACAAGCATTGTTACAATTGACACAGATTGGTTTACAGTTCAACGAAGCTAAGTCAGACAATCCGTTTGCTTATTATACTGCCGCAGTTAATAACTCATTCACTAGAGTACTAAACATTGAAAAGAAAAATCAAGGTATTCGTGATGATTTGTTAGAGAATAGCGGACAAGCTCCATCATGGACACGTCAACTTGAGCATGAAATGAAATCAAGTGAACGTTGGCAGAAAGTTATTAAGACTAAGATCACAGACGAAGCAATTCCAACTGAAACAATCAAAGAGATTTATGCAGACAATGACTAATCTATTTAATAAACTTGCATTTTTTACAGACATTCATTACGGCATGCGTAACAACGCACGTCAACACAATGAAGACTGTAGTGACTTTGTAGAATGGTTTATCCAAGAAGCAAAAGCAAAAGGGTGCGAAACATGTATCTTTGGTGGTGATTGGCATCACAACCGTGCAAGTTTAAATATTTCTACGATGAAGTATAGCATCGATGGTTTGCGCAAACTAAGCAAAGCATTCGATAAAGTGTACATGATTAAGGGAAATCACGATTTGTTTTATCGTGAAAGCCGTGAGATTAGCAGTATCGAATTTGCTAAAGAGTTTGATAACATTATCATAGTAGAAGATACAATGATTGAAGGTGATGTTGCACTTGTGAGTTGGCTTGTAGGTGATGAATGGAAGAAAGTTCCTAAGATTAAAGCAAAGTATATGTTTGGTCATTATGAACTTCCTACATTCAAACTCAATGCGATGGTAGAAATGCCAGATCATGGTGGTCTTAAAATGGATATGTTCAAGAATCAAGATTATGTATTCACTGGACACTTCCATAAAAGACAAGTAAAAGGAAATGTTATCTATACGGGTAACGCATTCCCACATAACTTTTCTGATGCGTGGGATGATGATAGAGGTTGGATGTTCTTAGAGTGGGACAAAGAACCTGAATTCTTTGCATGGAAAGATGCCCCTAAATATAAGAATATCAAACTATCACAATTACTAGATAATCCTTCTAAGTTCTTGCTACCGAAAACGACAGCAAGAATTTCATTGGACATTGATATATCTTATGAGGAAGCAAACTTCATCAAAGATACATTTATCGAAACATATGATTTAAGAGATTTATCATTAGTTCCAGTAAAGTCTACACAACACGAAGAAGACGTAGGTGCTGAAATTCACTTTGAAACTATTGATCAAATTGTTGTTGCGCAACTGTCCGCAGTTGAAGGAACATACAACAAAAATGTCTTAATCGAAATTTACAACAACCTATAACGGAGAAAAAGATGAAGAAGATTCTTATTACGGGCAACCGTGATTATGGTTTATGCCAAGCATTATGCGACATGTTCGAAGAAAATAGTTTCGAATATGAATGTGCAAGTAGAGCAACTGGATGGCAATTAGATACATACTTAGAACAAGTACGTTTAGGAAATCATTTCGTAGAAAATGAATTCAATGTGTTTATAAACAACTCTGCTATGTGGAAATTTCACCAAGTTATGATTGCAGAAAATGTATACAACCGTGCCAATGATGCAGACGTACATGCGCATTTCATTCATATGGGATCGACTGCGGATACAGGTGTTAAAGGTAGAACATGGAGATACCCAACAGAAAAGAAAGCATTGCGGGATTACAACCGTGATCTAACTTATATGACTGCTGGAGGGTCTAATGTTAAATCAACTCTTTTATCTCCTGGTAGTTTAACTACTGAAAATGTTATGAAGAAACATCCAGATAGACAACTAATTGATGTAGAATATATCGCAGACGTTGTTTTATGGTTGCTTAATCAACCAGAATATGTTAATATTAATGAAATTTCATTAGATCCTATCCAACATGGGACATACGCAAGAGAGAGGTAGATTACTTTTGCTAAAATTAAAGAACATTACGATCCGAAACTTTATGAGTGTCGGAAACGTTACACAAGGAATCGATCTAGAACGTGATGCATTGTCACTCGTTCTGGGAAACAACATAGACTTAGGTGGTGATGGTTCACGTAACGGTACAGGTAAGACAACTCTTATCAATGCACTATCATATGGATTATATGGCAACGCATTAACAAACATCAAAAAGAATAACTTAATCAATAAGACTAACGGCAAAGGCATGTTAGTCACAGTTGATTTTGAATATAACGGAAGCGAGTACCGCATTGAGCGTGGTCGTTCTCCTAATGTATTCAAGTTAAAACGTGATGGCGTTGATATGAATGATATGCAAGATGAAGCACAAGGCGAAATGCGACAAACGCAAATCGAAGTTGATTCCATTATTGGTATTTCACACAACATGTTCAAACACATCGTTGCATTGAATACATATACTGATCCATTTTTATCGATGCGTCCTAATGATCAACGTGAAATCATTGAAGAACTATTAGGTATTACTGAACTTTCTCGCAAAGCAGATAGCTTAAAGGATGAAATAAAGTCTACTAAAGAGCAAATCAAAGATGAAGAGTATCGCTTAAAAGCTATCGAAGATGCAAACGGACGTATTCTAAAGTCTATCAAAGACATTGAACGCAGACAACGTATCTGGACAGACAAACATACAAAAGATGTAGCAGATTTAGAAACAGGTCTAGATGCACTGACACATATCGATATCGATGCAGAGATTAAGAACCACACATTCATTGCAGAATATAACGAAAAGAAAACTCGTTTAGATGAAGCTACCCGTTGGATAAGTAGTATCAATGCAGATGATGCAAAGCAAGAGAAAGTTATTTCTAAACTAAAAAACGAAATCAAGTTGCTAAAAGAACATACTTGCTATGCTTGTGGACAAGAAATGCATGATGATAAACAAGAAAGCATCCTTGCATCAAAAGAAGAACAAAAGCAAGAAGCTACTATGCAATTACTTGCAAACAAAACGCAACTACAAGAACATGAAACTGTTGTTACAGAAATCGGTGAACTTGGTAGTAAGCCAACAGTATTCTATGATTCACTAAATGATGCATACGAACATCAGAATTCAGTTCGTATGTTAACAGAACAGATAGAACAAAAGAAATTAACTGAAGATCCTTACGCAGATCAAATCAAAGAAATGCGTGAAAGTTCATTAGAAGAACTAGATTATTCACACATGAATACGCTAGTTTCATTCAGAGAACATCAGGACTTCTTAATGAAACTTCTTACTAATAAAGATTCCTTCATTCGTAAGAAAATTATTGATCAAAACTTATCATTCCTAAACAAACGTTTAGAATCATACCTAGATAAGTTAGGTCTACCACACGAAGTTAGATTCCAAAGTGATCTAACTGTAGAAATCACTGAACTAGGAAGAGACCTAGACTTTGATAATTTATCACGTGGTGAACGCAATCGCTTAATCTTAGGACTAAGCTGGGCATTCCGTGATATATTTGAATCACTATATAGTACAATCAATGTTATGTTTATAGACGAATTAATTGATTCGGGTATGGATACTAATGGTGTAGAAGCATCACTTGCTGTATTGAAGAAAATGGTTAGAGACAGTGGACGTTCAGTCTTCTTAGTTTCACACCGTGATGAACTTCAAGGAAGAGTTAGTGATGTGCTGAATGTAGTAAAAGAAAACGGGTTCACTACATTTGCACAAGAAACAGAAACACTAGAACCTGGTGTTGAATTAGATACAGTCATATAGGAGAAAACAATGACAAATCATGAACAAATCGTAGAAAGTTACGAAACTTACCTAAAAGAACATGCTGCTTGGGAAGAAAAAGGCGTAAAAGCTGCGGCGGCACGTGCAAGAAAAGCACTCGGTGATATTGGTAAACTAACCAAAGAGCGCCGTAAAGAAATTCAAGATAAAAAGAATAGCATGTAAAAAAAGTGTTGACACATAGTAGATTATCTGCTATACTGATAACAATAAGGAAGTTAAGTGTCTCCTCTCAACCTCTCTCAAAATGCTTACTTCTTTATTGTTTCAACACAGAGCATGAAACAAAACCCAATGCATCTGATTGCATTGGGTTTTTTCATTATTGAAAGGATAAAAGTATAATGAGTAAATTTATAGGTAAGGCCGAAGAACGTGAAATGATGCGTGAAGAATCTGAAAAAGCAGTCAAAGAGTTTTTGAAGAATGGCGGCAAAGTAAAAAAGATTGCTGAAGGTGAACACACTGAAGCAAAAGACATGAAGTATAAATTTCGTAAACCAGCATTCGGTGGTAAGAAAAAAACTGAATAAATACTCTCATGGAATTCTTATTAAAAGCAATCATTGGCGGTATAATAATTGCCAGTGTAGTTACAATCGCCCAACGTGGCAATCCAACAATGGGAGCCTTAATATTAGGTATCCCATTAAGTAGTATTGTTAGCATCATATTCATGTATTACGCAGGAGTAGATGTTTCAGTATATACACAATTAGCAATAGAAACTGTATATTTTGTACTAATCAGTTTAGCATTCTTTCCAATATTTGCATATATGGTATATGTTATGCCATTCTGGCCAGCACTAATTATATCAACTAGTATTTCTATGTCGGGATTATATGTACTAAAACTATTCTTAGAAAGATAATGACTTGAACTGGATACAAATAGATAAACAAATTATCAGTATGATGCGGGTAATCAACGATAAAGATAAACTCTACGAAGATGTAAAGCATGTATTCAAGTGGAATGACTCACAAGTCGAAGCCGCTGTAAGACCATTGATTGAACGATGGGACTGGTACGGCATGCACAAAGATGAAAAGCCAGTAAAGAAAAAACGTGCAACAAAAAAAGCCCCTGCTAAAAAAGCAAAGGCTACTAAGAAGAAATCATAATCTATCTTTAAAATTTTCTAAATATTCTGTAAGAACTTTCGAACTGCCTATTCGAACATTGATGATACCGTTATAGTATTCATCAGTTTCTAATACACGGCGTTCGAATTGTTCCCGTGCCTCCATATAACTTAAAGCACCACGACTCGGACAGTAGTGAAGTATTTCTCTTGTAAACTTGTCTTCACCTAGTTCTGCTACATCTGCATTAAGATGATCAGAAGAACCCCAATATGTACGCCAATCGCTTTCTTTATATCCACGTCTTTTGTTCTTTCGCCCTTTTAAAGGTGGCTTCGTGGTTTTAAACTTAGCTAACTTCTTACCTACATATTTTCTATTATTAGTGGTATTAGTAATAAGATAAACAAATCCCTCAACATCATCAGGTAATTCATTAACTATCTTATTATCATATTTCCAATCACTCATTAGTAAATCATTTCATCTTATAAGGTCTAAAGACCTAATCCTTCATAAATCTCATATCGCTTTCGCTCAATCGATTTAATCAGTCTTTATGGTTTATATTATAATTGTATTTATATATGCCTGCGGCTAAGCCACAATTGCCCTACTGCTAGAGCAACTGCAAAAAAATTATGGATACATGCCATAGCTTCATCGCCTCTGTTTATGAGCTAGTAGCCAGAAACTACGGGGTCGGTTGGCGATTCCCCCTTCACTCAGTACTGCGTCTTTCGACCCAACGGCATCACAATAAGTCCAAACAGACGGAGTATATTGTAATCGATAGTGCTATAGTAGCCTATCATCGGTTATATTATTAAACTGGTCAACCACGCACCTTTAGAGCCGTGGCTGTTGTAATTAGAATACTTGTATATGTGGTTACGAGAAGATTGTAGGAATTCATCCCTACTAGTCCAACGGCAACAGTTTTTACACTGGCAGATTCAATCCCGAGTTGGCTACCCAACTAACAGATCCACTATGTTGTGATATATTAGCCTGTTTCATTATATTAGCCTTGTGTTCTTTATATTAGATTTATATTAGTTTTCAATAGAGCCTGATTTATTTATGTTAGCCTTAGAGTATTGGCGTTCCAGCCTGTTTACTCATTTCATAGTTTTCTTTTATAATTTCGTTGATATGATCGATGTGAGATACTGGCATATCATGTAATTCAGATATGCTTACCCCACCTCTCATATACCAAGTTAACTTTAACATATTTTTATGCAGCTTGTCAAGCTCTTTTTCAAACTTTTTTGTTTTTTCTTCAATTTCTTTGTTACTGGCTGTTATGAGCCAGTGCCGAAAAAATTTACAGGGTTGACCTCCAAGACAACCTTATCTTTCGCTTCGCATTCTGGGCATGAGAATTCAAACGTAGTTGCATCCTCAGGCTTCTTAGACAGAAATTCAATCTTTTTATTAATCTCATTTACAACCTTAGTTGGAATGTTTTCTAAGAATTCACTGATAGTATCATAATCAGTGACATCTCCATCTGGTGTCTCTATGTAATTTATAGTATTTGCCAAAAGTTCAACATTGTGTTCTGCGATTGTTCTAAAACTAGAATAGAAACGTCTTGCTAGTTCATCTTCCTTCATTACTTCATCGCCGTATGTATCTTGTATAGAACGTACAATACGTTGTTGTTCTAAATCAATTAACGCTAGTCTAGTAATTGCTTCTACTGTGGGAGGTTGAAGATGTATTTTAAGACTATCGAATTCTACTGGTTCAACTTCTTCAATATCCGGGAAACGATTTAAGATAACATTGATATCAATATTAAAATCACTTTGTTCTTCGCATGACTTACATGTATGTGTATGTGTTAATTCACTGCCATAAGTTGCATATTGAATTGCAAGAAACAATGCTTCAACATCTATATTACACATACCTCTTGGATTAGGAATATCAGGACAGCAACTAGCAACTAAACTAATCAATGCTTCTCCATTTAATAGTGCGTCTGGATTCTTTAGAGTTATCTCATCAATCGCAGTCATAGGCAATACACCGATCTCATCTAATTGGGATGTACTGATTTCTGGATTAAATTTACCGCCTGTGGGCAGTTTTATATAAATTGATGGTTTTCTAAAGTATTTTTGTAGTGGGTTATTTGTCATTTATTTCGCCTCTTGATAAATACAACGATACATTATATTTATGTCTATAGTTATTTAATCAATTATAAACTACGAATATAATCAAAAAGTGAGAGAGTTTATGGCAGAAGACGTAATTATTAGAGGTTTTGGAGATGATAGAGATTTTCCTGACTTTGCTACTGAAAAAACTATTAAGACAGTAGAGGCAGCTTTAAAGCAAGCTAACGTATTTAATAGTGAGTCCACCAAGTATCTAGCACAGGTTGCATTAGGTGAAAAACGTGGTCAGATGGCTATGAATAAACTTATGCAATCTATGAACAATGTTGCATCAGAAATTAAAAAAGGTGCAAAAGATGGTAGTGATGCCGCAGATTCTGCCGATCAAGCAAGTAAAAAGCAATTAGGTGCATTTACTAAATTACTAACATTAGGAAAAGACACCATCAAATTGAGAAAAGAACAATTTGCAAAAGAGTTAAAAAATGATGATGAGATAAAGCGCCTTATGAAACAAGGTATGGCTGAAGATAGTGCAGGTCTTATGGCTGGGTTATCAAGTCTATCTGGTATTGCAGGTAAACTTGCTGCAGGTGTTGTTGCAGTTGCAGGAGTAGTTAAAGGTGCAAACAACTATCTATTACAACAAGGAACTGATAGATTCAACTTCGCACAGGAATTAAGACAGAGTGGTCTAGCCGCAGGACTTTCTGAATCAGGTGCAAGTCTAACAGCATTTGCAGATAAGGTTCGAGTGAATAACTTTACTCTAGGAGAAGCGGCAGAGTTTACACAGCGTTTCTCAAAAGCAGTCGGCGTTACTGGTGTTAATGGTGCATTAGATTTTGTAAACACATTAGCATATAGTGGTGATAACGGCGGCGATATGATGCGTAGGTTTGGTATGGAGTTTGGTGAAGTTGCAAATGTATCAGGTGAATACTTAGAATCTGTACGTGCATTAGGTATGTTAGACAAAATGTCAAATAATGAACTTAGACTTGGTATGGACAATTTTATGTCAACCGTTGTTGCAACATCTAATATTATGAAGATTAATATGGAAGATGCAGCACAAATGATTAAAGATACATTAAAACGTGATGATATTACATCATTGCTTGCTACTATGGATCCAGATAGAGCCGCACAAGTACAAGATGTAGTAGGACTTGCAGGAGGTATGCAAACTGAGCTAGGCGAAGCCCTTGCACAAAGATTAGCAGCAGGTTCACAACAAGAATTTATGATGTCCGATGCATATAGACAATTACAATCAAGTCCTATAGCAATGGAACTTCTTCCAGTAATTGAAAGATTAGCATCAGCATCAGAACAAGGAGGAACTGAAGGGTTCCAAAATGCATTTGCTAATCTAAGTGGTGATATTGAAAGAATAAGAGGTATAGCATCTGATAACAGAGTTCTATTTACATCTGGCTCAGATGATACAGGCATGAAAGTACTAGCACAATTGATGAGACAATCACAAACAGCAGAAGATGCAAATGCTGGATTTGTTAAATTGGGAGAAGATGACCAAGCAGTAATAGGTGCAGTTGAAGTCCAGCGACAGTTTACAGTTGCTATGGAAGGTGTAAATAATGAGCTAATAAAATCTGGTAACTTTGGTGAGAATGTAGCAAAACTTAATAGAGCAAATCTAGCATTAATTGAAACTTTAGAAGCAGAAGCAACCGGTGTTGCAAATCAAGTATCTGGTATTATATTTGATACTACATTTGCTGCGCAAGCAGGTGTGACATCAATTATTAATAGATTTGTAGGAAGTGTGGCAGATATAGCACGTGGTGTCGGACTACTGGATAGTGAGGCAGGAAAAGCCGCAGATGCAGTAAGAGCAATGAGACAATCTATTAATGCTACCTTTGGCGGCGCAGCAGCGTTTGATGCAAATGGTGAATTAGCTTCTGGTCCTATCGGTGACTTAGTTAATAAAATTAATAGTACTGAAACAGAAATATCAAACTTAGGTCCGGATGCAAATCCATATACGCAAGGTGGTTTAACTGCATCATTACAACGTGATAGAGCAGAATTAGAAGAATTAATTTCTGAAATCGAAGTAGCAAATCCACAAGCGGCTAATCTACTTAGAATTGAAGCAGGATTAAATAATCTAGTACAAGCAGATGAAACTGTGCAATATGACCCAGAACGATTAGCATTAGAACAACAAATGATGTTGACATCACATGGTGGTTTTATTGGACAAAAGGATTCTGAAGGTTATGTACTTCAAGGCGGCGGTCGCATGGAAACTAGTGAACAGGCGTCTGAGCGTGTATTAGCATCATTAGAAGCTAGTTTAGGAACAACTCTGAATAGAAAGGCATTCAATGCGATAAGTTCTGGCGATAGTACTGATTTATTAGACACACTTGGTTTTGACGATGCAGATAACAATATAACTGCCGAAGAAACTAGAATGGTTGGAGATATGATAATAGCTATGAACGAAAACAATATGCTAAGCCAAGAAAAAGTACAAGAATTAATAGAAGCGATGAAAAATACAACAGGATCTGAAGGAGCTTTAGACTTCAGTGTAGCATCAGCAGAAGAAAAGGCAGAACGTGACAGACTAATATCTTCAATTGATATATTAGTAACACAACTAAGACAATAAAACATTTGACACACTGATAAAAGTGTGTTATTATACGTAAAGATACAGGATTATATATAATGGCAACTTGGAAAAAATACTTTAAAACATATGATGGTATGCCCGAAAGGCAAACATCAAATCAAAGCGGCAGTGAAGCGTCTAATAAACGTTATAGCTCTTGGCTACCTGAAGTTTATCAGGGACAACCGAACCGTGTTCAGCGTTATGGTCAGTATGACCAGATGGATATGGATTCAGAAGTAAACGCCGCACTAGATATTATTGCTGAATTCTCGACTCTTCAAGATGAACAATCAAAATTGCCATTTAAGTTTGACTTTCCAGAAGATCCAACAGAGTCAGAGAACGATGTTTTACAAAGAACGCTACGCCAATGGTGTTCTGTTAATGAAATGCATAAGCGTATCTTCCGTATCTTTAGAAACGCTATCAAGTATGGCGATCAAGTATTTGTCCGTGATCCAGAAACATATAAACTATTTTGGGTTAATCCTGCCAAAGTAGACAAGGTTATTGTTAATGAAGGTAAAGGTAAAAAAGTAGAAGCATATTATGTTCAGGATATGGATATTAATATTGAAGGAATGAATGTTACCGCTGATACTAAAAAGCTAACACAAACTTCAGGTCAAGGCATGGGAATGCCTAATATGAATTCTAATACTACACAAGGTTATACAGCAGGTAGTGCAGGCGGTTCTAGATTTGCAAATGACCAAACAACAACACCAATTGATGCACAACATATTGTACACATTTCACTAAGTGAAGGTGTTGATGGTTTCTGGCCTTTCGGTACATCTATCTTAGAACCTATCTTTAAAGTTTATAAACAAAAAGAACTACTAGAAGATGCTATTCTGATTTATCGTGTACAACGTGCGCCAGAACGTAGAGTATTCTATATTGATGTGGGTAATATGCCGACACACAAAGCACGTCAGCACCTAGAACGTATTAAGAATGAAATTCATCAAAGACGTATTCCAAGTAAGACTGGTGGTGGACAAAACATTACTGATAGTGCATATAATCCACTATCTATTATGGAAGATTACTTCTTTGCATCAACGGCTGAAGGCAGAGGATCTAAAGTTGAGACACTACCAGGTGGTGAGAACTTAGGACAGATTGATGATTTAAAATACTTTAACGACAAACTATTACGTGGCTTACGTGTTCCAGCTTCATACTTAGGTGGCATGGACGATGGTGGTGCTACAGTGAATGATGGTCGTGTCGGCACAGCAATGATTGCTGAATTTAGATTTACTAAGTTCTGTGAACGACTACAAGCACTTATCGTTGAACAACTAGACAACGAGTTTAAGATGTTCTGCAAAAATCGTGGTGTACAAGTAGAGAGTTCACGTTTCTCATTACAATTCAATACTCCTCAGAACTTCGGTAAGTTCCGTCAAGCAGAAGTAGATCAAGTTGCAATGAATGTATTCTCAAGTATTGAGGGTGCAGATTATATTAGTAAGCGTTTTGCAATGACTCGTTTCTTAGGTCTAACAGAAGACGAAATTCTACAGAACGAAAAGATGTGGCGTGAAGAAAACGGAGATACTGATGAATTAGCAGGATCTAGCGATACACTTAAAGGTGTAGGTGCATCTCCTGCTCCAGCAGATGCGGGCGGAGACGATTTTGACTTCGATGAAACAGATGTAGACGATACAGAAGACGGTTCAGTAATTGATGGATCGGAAAACGCAGAAACAGACGAAGAAGTATAAATACTACTATGAGATATTCAGATTTAAAAGAAAACTATTCTCCAGACGAGGATAAACACAACAGTATAGAGCTAGGCGATACTCGTAAAGACCGTCTAACTCTAGTACACCTATCAAAGTTGCGTAAGATACGTGAGTATCGTAAGTATCAAGAAGGTGTTAAGTCACAACAAGTACAGCGTCAATATAAAGGCTCTGGCGGTGAAGGTGGTGGCGATATGGAGCTTTAAGCTCTATTAAGTAGTAAGTTTTACTATTTACGTCACATACTAAATATCTCTACGACAATGAAACGGCTCAAAAGAAGCCGTTTTTTTGCATTTTCATAACATACACTATAATAACTTATAAATACTTTTGAAACAAAGAGTGTTTCTACACCCGCCACAAATAAGCAGTGGCTTTTTAGATAAGGAGACATAATAATGTCAAGCAAACTAGAACAAGTACTAGAACTTCTTATCAACGAGGAGCGTGAAGCAGCGGAAGAGCTACTGCACGATTTTATCGTAGAAAATGCACGTCAAATTCACGAAGACCTTCTAAACGAAAGTGATGAAGTAGTTGAAGAAGAATTAGAAGAATTAGACGAAGCAGACGATATCCTTAGTGATGAAGAAGAAGCATCAGACGAATTAGAGTCAGATGCATCAGAAATCGAAAACGAAGAATTCTATGACGAAGACGAAATGGAAGACGATGAAGCATTAGACGACCTAGAAATGGGCGACGAAGCAGAATCAGAAGACGGCGTTGAAGCACGTGTAGATGATCTAGAATCAGCACTAGCTGAACTAGAAGCAGAATTCGAAAAAATCATGTCAGGTGAAGACGATGCAGACGAAATGGATGCAGAAGACGAAGCTGAAGATGATATGGAAGAGTCATTCGAACTAGAACTAGACGAGTCAGAAGACGAAGACCTAGAAGAAGGTGAAGAATTAGACTTAGAAGAATCAGAAGATGACGCAGAAGAAGATGACGAAGAGTTAAACGAATATGTAACTCCAGTGTCAGCATCAGAAGGCGACAACGGCGATAACACAGCATCAACTGTAAACGCAAATGCAAAGCGTCCAGGCGATGACTCAAATGCAGCACCAGTAAAAGCGAATGATGGTAACACATCAGGCGGTTCAGGTGATGCGCCAAAAGATATGGGTACAAAGAATGTAAATGTATCAGGCAACTCAAAAGCACCAGCAATGTCAAATCAAGCGGCAAAGCCAGGTGATAATGGTGTGAATAACAAGTCAATCACATCATAATTTAATTCTATTTGGAGAAACCAATGACCGTTCTTATTGAAAGATTTTCACACAGTCAAGCAGGTGTTAAAACTCGCATTGTCGAAGGTGAAGACGGTGGAAAAAACATGTTTATGGAAGGTATTTTCGTCCAAGGTGGCGTTAAGAATGCTAACCAGCGTGTTTACCCGGTTTCAGAAATCTCAAGAGCAGTAGAAAGCGTTCAGAAAAAAATCTCTGAAGGCTTCCCTGTTCTAGGTGAATGTGATCATCCACCGGAATTAACAGTAAACGTTGACCGTGTGTCACATATTATTGAAAATATGTGGATGGACGGACCAAACGGCTATGGTAAACTTAAAATTGTTCCTACACCAATGGGTAACATCATCAGAACACTAATCGAATCAGGCGCTACTTTAGGTGTCTCATCTCGTGGTTCAGGCGAAGTTGGTAATGATGGTAACGTGAGTAACTTTGAGATTGTAACTGTAGATATCGTAGCTCAACCGAGTGCGCCAGAAGCGTACCCAAAAGCGATCTACGAAGGATTAATGAACATGAAAGGCGGCTATCAAACTTGGCAGCTTGCTCAAAGTGTTCAAAACGACAAGTCGGCACAAAAGTACTTGTCAGAAGAAATAGTAAAGTTCATTCGTGAACTTAAACTGTAAAACAGGAGAAGCAACAATGGCAAACGAAATTCTTGCAAATCTTTTAGAGTCTGGCGCACTAAGCGAAGAAGCTGGTGCAGCTATCAAAGAGGCTATGGAAGTAAAACTTAATGAAGCAAGAGAGGAAATTACAGCCGAGTTGCGTGAAGAGTTCGCACAAAAGTTTGAACATGACAAAGGTGTCATCGTTGAAGCAATGGATAATATGCTAAATGAAGCAATCCGTGCTGAAATGACAGAGTTCAAAACGGATCGTGAAGCTCTAATCGCAGAACGAGTTGCGTATAAGAAAGCAATTTCTGAACACGCAAAGATCCTCGAAAAATTCATTACTTCTCATCTTGCAGCAGAAGTTAAGGAACTACAAGCAGACCGTGCAAAAGTAGCTGAAAATCTAGAAACGACAAAATCGTTTGTAGTGAAGCAACTATCACGTGAACTTGCAGAATTCCACAACGACAAGCGTGAATTAGTAGAAACTAAAGTACGCATGGTAGCAGAGGGTAAAGAACTTCTTACGAAAACTAAGGAATCTTTTATCAAACGTTCAGCAGAGTTAGTAGAGAACACAATCTCTAACGCTCTACGTTCAGAAATCGTAACGCTTAAAGAAGACATTCAATCGGCTAAAGAAAATGAATTTGGTCGTAAATTGTTTGAAGCATTCGCAGGCGAATTCATGTCATCACAACTAAATGAAGGCACAGAAGTAGCTAAAATGAATACTAAGCTAGACGAATCTGCTAATAAAGTTGCAGAACTAGAAGCAATGATTACTGCTAAAGAAGCAGATATTGCTACAGCGCAAAAAGCAAATCGTGTAATGGAAGATCGTATTAATCGCAAAGCGAAACTAGACGAACTACTATCACCACTTGCTGGTCAAAAGCGTGAAGTAATGTCTGATTTACTTGAAACAGTAAAAACAACTAATTTAAAAACTGCATTTAAGAAATATCTACCAGCAGTTTTAAATGAATCAGTTTCAGCGAAAGCAGAAACAAAAACATTAACAGAAAGCAAAGTCACAGAACAAACTGGTGATCGTGGAGCAAAACAGGAAACTCCAACATCAACAGACGGCGATGCTGATATAGTCGTGCTAAGAAAACTAGCCGGTCTAAAGTAATTAACCAGAACACAGGAGAATCAAACAGATGGAAAATCTTTTTGAAGGAAACAACTGGGACAACACACGTGATGCGTTACTAGAAGGTCTAGAAGGCACCAAACGTGACGTAATGTCATCAGTACTAAACAACACAAAAGTAGCTCTTGCAGAATCAGCAACAGCAGGCGCAACACAAGCAGGTAACATTGCGACACTAAACAAAGTGATCCTACCAGTTATCCGTCGTGTAATGCCAACAGTTATCGCAAACGAAATCATCGGCGTACAGCCAATGACTGGTCCAGTAGGTCAGATTCATACACTACGTGTACGTTATGCAGATAACGCAGCAGGCGTAACAGCAGGCCAAGAAGCACTATCACCATTCGATATTGCTAAATCATACTCAGGCGCAGATGGTACAGCACCAGCGGCGACAGCAGCTATGGAAGGTACAGCAGGTAACAGAATGTCAATCCAAGTGATGAAACAAACTGTTGAAGCGAAAACACGTAAGCTATCAGCACGTTGGACATTCGAAGCGGCACAAGACGCTAACGCAATGCACGGCCTAGACGTTGAAGCAGAGATCATGGCAGCACTTGCTATGGAAATCACAGCAGAAATCGACCAAGAAGTTCTAGGTTCACTAGAAAATCTAGCGACAACTGGTGCGACTTTCGACATGAACGCAGCATTCACAGGCACACCAACATTCGTAGGTGATCGTCACGCAGTTCTAGCAACTCTAATCAACCAACAAGCTAACCTAGTAGCACAGCGCACAAGACGTGGCGCAGCTAACTGGGCAGTTGTATCACCAGCGGCGCTAACAGTGCTACAGTCAGCTACAACATCAGCATTCGCACGTACAACAGAAGGTACATTCGAAGCACCAACAAATACAAAATTCGTTGGTACACTAAACGGTACAATGCGTGTATATGTAAACACATATGCAAATGACGCAGCACCAGTTCTACTAGGCTATAAAGGCTCAGGCGAAATTGATGCAGCAGCATTCTATTGCCCATACGTACCACTAATGTCATCAGGCGTTGTTGTGGACCCAGCATCATTCGAACCAGTAGTGTCATTCATGACTCGTTACGGTTACGTTGAGCTAACAAACACAGCATCATCACTAGGTAACGCAGCAGATTACGTTTCAAAAATCGACGTTGCAAACCTAGCATTCGTATAAGTTTTACTTAAACGATTAATAATATTAACCCGGGAGGAAACTCCCGGGTTTTTTATTGGCTCCAGCTTTAATTCGATAAACTGATAAATAGACTTGTATAATTAAGTTTGGAAGAACATATCATGGCAGAACAATTAAAATTTGGTGACCGACTATTCCTTAAAGGTGAAAAAGTTCTCTTCGATAATGGCACAGATGCTGCAATTATTGAATCGAGAAATAATACACTTATAATCGGAGATACTGATGGCACAGAACACAACGTTATAATCAACGGTAATCTTACAGTAGAAGGAACTACAACAACTGTAAATACTCAACAAACAACAGTAGCAGATCCATTCATGTTGATAACTTCATTGGATGTAGATAAAGCGGGTATTGAAGTTGATAGAGATGGCGAAACAAATGCACAGTTTGGTTGGAACGAAACAGATGACAGGTGGGAAGCATTTCATACGTCATCTTTATTTTCATCAATTATGGAAAGTACAACTTTAACAACTAGTGATTTAACTGCAACTGGTACTTCTATATTGAGTGATTTAGAGTCTCCTCTTGTAACTATTACAGGTGGTAATATTGATGACACCGTTATCGGTGCAACAACTAGAGCATCGGGTAAATTTACATTTTTAGAAGCAAGCGAAAACGTTACATTCTCAAAAGATTTATCAGTAGCTGGTGATGTAGACATTCAAGGGTCGTTTACTACTATAACTACAGATGGACTAACTGAAGGCACAACTAATTTATACTTCACTGATGAACGTGTTGATGATAGAATTAGTAATCTATTCAATGCATCATATGGTATTTCAGCTTTATACACTGATCCTGCTAATACATTCGAAATCAGTTTTGATGCAACTAATATAGGTACAGGTGAAGAGGTTCTTAATACTGCAAATACTACACAAGCAGCATTCAGAACAATAAGAGAGGGTCGAACAGCTTCCGGTGGTAACGGTGATTTAGTAGTTTCTCTTTCTACTGATAGTAATGAGATTGTTATTGATACCGCAGAAAAAATTAATAAACTTGAGTTCAATACATTTACTGGTAATGGTACTACAACCCAGTATAGTCTTCCATATTCTGTGTCACAGGATTGGCAAGTTCTTGTTTACATTGATGGTGTAGTACAGGAACCAACAACTTCATACACAATGTCTGGTACAACGCTTACATTATCGACAGCACTAGGTAATGGTAGTGTGATGAATGTAATTAAAATGGCTACGAATACATCAGCATCAGCTATAATTGATGCAGATACATTAAATGCGCAACCGGGAAGCTATTATCTAGATTATACAAATTTTACAAATACTCCAACAATTCCAACAAACGTATCATCATTTACAAATGATAGTGGTTACATTACTAATGCAGACCTTCCAACAAATCATATGGTAAATGATGCAAGTAACACAGTTGCAGGAAGCATAAGTCCATCAGTTGATGCGACACATGATTTAGGAACAGCAACAGAACAATGGAATACAATTTACGGAAATACAGTTGAAGCAACTTATGCAGATTTAGCAGAACGCTATGCATCAGATGCTCCTTATGAACCGGGAACAGTATTAGTATTAGGTGGCGAAGCAGAAGTCACAACTACAACAATGTTAGCAAGTACAAAAGTTGTTGGTATTGTTTCTACAGACCCAGCACTTAAAATGAATTCTGCGGCAGGTAACTCTGATACTCATCCGTATATTGCTCTTAAAGGACGTGTACCATGTAAAGTAATAGGTGAGATTAATAGGGGTGATTTATTAGTAACCTCAGACAAAGCAGGATATGCAAAAAGATCACTCGGTGTACCAATGATTGGTACTGTAATCGGTAAAGCAATCGGTAACAATGAGAGTGGCGAAGGGATAATCGAAGTGTTTGTGAGTATGATGTAATGACTACAAATATTAATTCATATATTCTAGGAAGTTCTACAGTTCAGAATACTAATCTGCACGATAATGTATTTGGTAGTTCAGTAGGCACAGCAGTTGAAGGTCATACTACAATAACTATTAATACTAGTGGTGATTTGTCAGGCGGTGGAACTATTACGTTAGGTTCTGGAGGAACTCTTGAGGTGAGTTATACTGGTCCTACTATACCAACTAATGTATCAGAATTTACAAATGATAGTGCATATATTACATCTGCATCTATACCAACTAATGTATCAGAATTTACAAATGATAGTGCATATATTACATCTGCATCTATACCAACTGCCATAAGTTCATTTACAAATGATAGTGCATACATCACAGCTTCAGCTATACCAAGTAATATAAGTTCATTTACAAATGATAGCGCATATATTACATCTGCATCTATACCAACTGCCATAAGTTCATTTACAAATGATAGTGCATATATTACATCTGCATCTATACCAACTAATGTAAGTTCATTCACAAATGATAGTGGATACTTGACAGCACATCAAGACCTATCATCATATGCATTAACTACTCAACTATTTTCTGGGTCTTATAATGACTTAACAAATACGCCAACTATTCCAACAGTGCCAACAAATGTAAGTGCATTTACAAACGATAGTGGATATCTTACTAGTTATACTGATACGACATATTCAACTGCCACATCAAGTACGTTAGGATTAGTTAAAATTGGATATAGTGAGAATGGTAAAAACTATCCAGTTGAATTGTCAAGTGGAAAAATGTTTGTAAACGTTCCTTGGACTGATACAGATACTAATAGTGACACAACATATACTGCTGGAACTGGATTAACATTGACCAGCACAGAATTTTCAGTAGACTCTACGATTGCACCTAAAACATATGTAGATACTGCT